CTTGACCGCATAGAGCGTCCACCAGGTGTTACCGCTGCCCGACGTAGGCGGCTGGTTGCCGCTGGTCGAAGCGTGCGCCAGGATGCAGGACCACCCGTTGCCGTTCTGGAGCACGATGTCGCCCACTGCATAGCTGGTTGATGTTACCCAGTCACCTCGGAAGACGTTGCGCGTCGCGCCGCCTTCCGGCTTGTTTTCGCCAGCGATCTTCTCCCAATCTACAACGCCAGAACTGATGGTGACGCTACCGTCTGGGCCGTAGATGTTAAATGCGCTGCCGTTCCATTCAGCCCCACTCGACCCAGGCGTGCCGATGCGCCACTTGTAGGCGCTGTCGTGATAACCCATCCAGAAGCCAGTGCCGCTGGAGTAGCTCGTTGCGCCGCCTTTGATGAAGCCGTCTGCAGCTAGGGTAAAATTACCCCCTGTTATAGTGCCTAAATTAGCACTAATGGAAGCCAAGTTTTGAGCGTTTATCTTTTCAGCAGTTACTGAGTTAGCAACTAAATAAGAGCCATCTCTAGTAAAAGCCCACTCTTCGCCGTCCCAGCCCCATAAACCTCGCTGGCCCGTAGATTCGTCTACGTCTAGCCACACCCCTGTTTCACCATTAACTGCCTCTGGGTTTTCAGGAAGTTCTGTTACTTTTAAAATGCCACCTGTTGCCAGAGGTATAGTACTAACGGAGCTAGATATATTAAGACCGGTAGTTCCAAACGTGTCGTAAAAGGCAACCTTAAAATAATGAGGAATGCCTGGTTGTAGGCCTGTTTTCATAAAGGCATTGTCTTTGCCTTTATAAACTTGAAGATTAATCTCGCTGGGGGTATACCCCATCCAAACTATCATGCCTTCTAAGTCTGGATCCTTAGGGCGCTCAGCCGAAATACTAATTTGACCTGGGCCTGCTTCTAGGCTAACCCCTTCTGGAACTCCAGGGGCTGGATTATTGGCTATTAATTCTGCCCAATTGGCAGATTCGCCACGCCAAGAATGTGCCTTTACTTTAAAAGTAAGGTTACGATGAGGCCCGTTATCAGATACGTTCTGATTATATGTATATGTATAGCTATTAGTTAATACAGGAATCTCGCGTAAAAGTGTAGTACCCGTATAAACTTGTACAGTATACTTAACTGCCCAATCAAGTCTGTCCCAAGTAATAGGACAGTCTGGGCCTAAAAAGTCGGGGTCTAGCCTAAGATTTTGTATATCCGGTTCTACTGCAGATTGCTCCACCTCATACGTAATGGTAGATACTGGCCCACGTAGTCCAATAGCATTTTCAGCTACTACGGAAATCTCGTAGGTACCAGCGGGTACATTGTCTATGTCATAAGAAGGATCATTAGCTATATCAGTAACGTCATTATCGTCGCCGCGACGCCAAGTAACAATGTATCTAGCAGCCCCCTCTTTTGGAGGAGTCCAGCTCACAAATATTCTAGTAGTGTACTCTAAATCATTAAGTTTCTTTATGTCTGTAACAGCTTGAAGATTAGTTACCTGACTTGGACGAATATTAATCTGGCTAACAGGTCTCGGTTCTAGCTTTAAGTTCTGCTCAATAGCAGCGTATTTACCGGGTACGTGCTCAATGGCTGAAATTTCTACAATACCAGGGTCGGATTCTAATACGCTGATAACACGCCATAGCTCTGGAACTAGAGTTTGAGTTTGTAGTATCCAAACCGCATTGGCTTGAGGTACTTGAGCCAATGCGGAGTCTAGTGTAATTGTACTGGTTTCTGAATCTGTTGTGCCTATCCAAGAAACAGATTTTTCTTCAATAACCCCAGCAGGGAGCATTATAGCTACAGTATAAGATTTGCCGGGTTCTAGGGTAACCGGAGCATCTAGTGTAAGTGAAGTAGTGGTTGCACTAAGTATTCTACCACCAAATCTCTCACCGGCTCTGGCGGGATCTGTTGTTTGGATAATTTCGCCAGGCATTACGCCACAGCCTTCTAGTCCAGTTTTGAAAGTAACGGTATCAGTTTCTTCGCGCTCAGTTAAAAGTATCCAGCGTCCTAGCCTATTAGCCTGTGACCTACTGGTACAGCCCATAGCTGTTACTTCTATTTCGCGAATACCTAGGCGTAAAATACTCTCCCTATCCTCTACATACTCGACAGTTTGTTTGTACAAGTTTTCGGGGTCATTCCAAGAAACTAGTGCTACGGTATGGCGCGCCTGTTTGGCGGAGCCTGCATACTGAAATACACCGCCTTCAATATTACTAGGGGTAAATAATTTAACCGGATTACTCGGCCTATCTTGAGAGCAGAAAATTGTATTGCTATGCCAGTAGACAATACCTCTAAAAATAGAAGCCAAATTCATTAAAACTTTTAAGGCCTCCTCTCTAGTATTTAATAATAGATTGCAAGTAAATCTGGGTTCTTGTCCGCCGCGTCCGTTAGACACCAGTTCGTCACAATATTGAGCAATTCCATATAAAGTCCATTTATCAATACTCTGAACATTGATATAGTCTCCCAGCCCATACCTTTCATTAGTTGCCAAGTCATACCAGCACCAGGCTGGGTTATCTGTCCAAGCTACCTTAAAAGTACCATTCCATAGGCCAGAATACTGCCTAGTTATAGGGTTGTAGTTACTAGGAACCCGTACTTTTAGAAGCTTCATTCTATACGCCCTACTAGGGACTCTATTAAATAAAGCGGAGTCAACCTTTAAACCCATTAAAGCGGTGTTAGGGTAGTTAAGTGGCTGTTTTACTATCTTTGTTAAAGTAGCCCAGTATAGCTGGTTCTGAATATTAGAAGTTGTAGCGTCCTCTGTTAACCTACGAACTCTAATATCCCAAGGACCTCCTGAGGGTAAGTCTATTTCATAACTACGCTGATATGGTGAATTTGTCTTTCCACTAATAGTGGGTTGCATGACCTGCACGAATCCTCCACCATTATTTTGAATATCGATTGCAAAGGTAACTGTTCCACCATTAATATCACCATTTTCCGTGTTCTGCACTGTTAATCTAGGTACGGTAACCGTAATTCTACAAGCATTTATATATAGTTCAGGAATAGCTCTAATAACTGGGCCACCTCCTGTATTACCATACTTTACCTCTTGATTAACATCTATTTCTGTGGCTACTGATCCTCCGGTAGGGATAACAGGCTGGTCTTGTACGCCGGGTACAAACGCCCAGGAGAAAGCATTAATGTCAAAATTAGGGGTGCCTTGCTCATTTCTAAGTGGAACGCCATCAAAATAAATACTGCGCTCGGCGTACTCTGGCGAGATTTCACTACCTACTAGTCCGCCTACTTCCCCTTCACAAATAACATCCACTAAACGGGCGTATTGACGAGATCTTAAGGTATTCTTAGCTTCAACAGCCGCCCTGGCACTGCCGCCCCCTTTACCACCTCCACCACTTCCTATAATTAAGTTATTTTCACTCATTTAAGTATACCTTATTAGTCGGTTTTGGTTGCAGCGAATCGGCCAACCACGCTAAAAATACCGGATTTACGCGTAGTATTAGTAGATGTTCCGCCAATGGGTTCTTCTACTGAAATTAGCTCTGCACTTATAACGTGGGATCCCACAAGCAACTCCCCGTATCCTACAGGTACTGCATAACCAGCTCCCATAGTGTTTACTGGCCCGTCAAACATATAACTTGGTGTTTGCTCTGGGGGCTTCATACCCTCCATTTTAGGGGGTGACGGTGCCAATAGTTCGGCTACTCCGCCAAGAGTTAGAGACATACCCATGTAAAATGACATGGTGGCTGCAAAAGCTGTTAAACTTTCAAACATAGCTGCACCACCTACAGGCCCGCCCAGCATAAATGCTACAGCAACTAGAGCAACCCCTATAATAATTCTACCCACAGCACTAGCCCCGGCTACTACTGGGATGATTTTAATAATTTCCTTGTTGGATACTGGGTTAACTAGACTGTCTGCGTCTATAGATTCTTTATTAATGCGAACAACGTATCCAGGCTCTGAGTGCTTTTCTAAATGCTCTCTAAACCCGGATACCATAATACATAGAGCCCTTATAGCTTCGGCAACACTGCGTACCTCTAACTCAAATTCTTTTCCAAACTTTTTTGCTAGCTCACCGTAGAGCTTTATAGTTTTCATTTTAATAGCTCCTTGTGCCTAACTATAGCTACTGTGGACTTCTGCCAATAGCCTCCGTACACGTCAATACCACTCAAGCGATTAGTTAAGTGTTGCAGCATTCTAGTATTACCCAGATAAATGCCTGCATGGTTTGGTACCTGAGATCTGCACTGCATAATTACAACGTCATGGGCTTCTAGAGTCTCCAAAGGTACTTGAACGAACCCTGCTTTCTCAAAATTATCCATATATAGGTTTTGACCCTTCATCCACCATGCCTCGTCTCTGGAAAAGTCTGGTATCTCTATATTTAATTCCAGCCTATAGTAATCTTTAATAATAGAATAGCAATCAAAAACTCCGTGTACAAATTCTCTGCCCTCTAAAGGGGCTACGTAGCCTGTTGGTTGTATTACTTTATATGAGCCTATAGGCTGATTAACTATTAGCCAGGGTATACCAGAACGCTCACATCCTACTAAGTCTGCTTGGCTTGGTTCAGGTGGGATACCGTAATGAGAATGAACAATACCGCATACAGGCCCTAAGTCCTCACATTCTGCATAGTCTTCCGGCCTTATAATGAACTGATCGCCGGATTCTGAAATGTTTGTACAGCGCTGGTATACTAACCTAGACTCCAGCTCTACAATGACGCCACACGATTCTCTTGGAATCTCGTCTTTTGCATGATCTAGGGCTGCTTTAATTATATGCTGTGGAAACATTAGTACCTCACTAAAGCTACGCCTGGAAAGCCCCCAAAAGGTAGGCCTGCATTACCAGAACTTGGAAACCTTAGCTTACAGCTATCGATTCGCTTACCGCACTGGTCTTTGTCTAGTATATTAGTAGGCTCATCATTTTCATCTGCTACAGGGCCACCAGCGTATCCGCACTCAGCACTACGGTACTTCCAATTACATACATTAGCTGCTACAACTCGTTTTGGTAGCTTAATACCCTGCACGTCTAGTAAAGCTGCTAGCTCAAATTCTATTAGATACTTTGTTTCTGAAGTTTTTCTATTGATAAAGAAAATATCTCTATCAAATTCAGCAGTGGGATCTGCTAGAGGATTAATACCTCCGGGAAAGTTTACAGGGTCTAGAAACTTAGCAAAAGTTCTAATTCTTGTAACCTTAGATCCTATTAGGTCGTCCATTTCGCGTACTACTGCTGATAATAATCCTGTTACATTTGCAACCCGTACAGTAGGCCTTGGTATAGTACCAGAGCTACGCCACTCAAATCCTGTAGCTTCGATAGGAAAGGGGGCATATTCGTTACCATTCCAGACTACGTACCCATTTAACTGATTTGTACCTGCGTGAAATCGTAAAATTGAGCCACCTACGTGGTTTCTGGTATCTAACTCGAATAGCTCTATAATAGCACTAGGTGCTAATTTTTGTATTTCTTCAGCAATTTTGGGAGTCATTTTTTCCTATTCACTTTTTAGAGTTTTCCATGCTATGATAGCACATAGCATGGAAAATTTCAACCAAATTTAATCAAATACCTGCTTAAACGTAGCACTAATAGTTTTGGAAATATGAGAAGTATCTGTTTCCGACCACTCCATACACACTACTCTGTAAGAAGTGTTCGTGCCTGGAGGCGTCCAAGAAAAGGATTCACTACCGTTTTGGGACTCTAGGAAGCTAATTATTTGATTAGCTGTATCAATTCCCCTATTTTCAAACGTCAGCTTCCACTCTCGCAAAATGTTATTTATACCATCAGGTACTCTCTGCGAGTACCCATCTCCAAAACTAATCTCTCTAGTTCTCGTTTTTGTAGACTTAGAAATATTCTTTGAAGGGACAAAAGTAAATGTGCCTGCCATATTACCTCACTAAAATTCCGCCGGGCCTCATTTGATCCATCATTTCCTTGTGTACTATGCCTTTAATTTGAACGGCTAAGTTCTTACCAAACTCGGCCCCGCCTTTAACGTCAGTGTCACTACTGCCATCACTATTTACTGTAACAGAAATATTGGTATCTCCCATTACCACTTGGCTACCTGTACTGCCCTTAAGCGTAACAGGTATTGTGCGGTTGTCGGGAAGAGGGACATAAGCCTCGTTCTGACGGCCTTCACCGTACAATGCTAGTTGTGGGCTTGTAGCTATCCCTCCCCGAGCGTACTTTTCTAGCTTAAGGGGGCCGTAGTCCGTCATAACGCCACCCTTAGCAAAGGGGATACCATAAGTGCCAGAGCCTAGCCCGGCTGGTACAGAGCTTATGGAAGGTGCTGCAGAGGCAAAAGATGCTGCGCCTGCTGCTGGCGCAAAGGCCCCGGCTACCATACCTATTCCTTGACCAATAAGGTTAACTAAAGCGGACTTTAAATATTGTGCAGCTAAGTCCGCAATTACTTGACTAAACATAGACCTAACAGCATTGGCCATATTCTTGGCGGAGAACTCACCTTTTATGAACATCTCAGTAATTTTGCTAGATACATCTTCAACGGCCGATAGCATATTAGTGGCAAAAGTATCCCCTAAGCTTCCGACTTGTTTGTCTGCTTCTTCGATACGGTACCTTAGGTTCTCTGCAAAGTTACTAGCATACTCTTTGGAGAATAAGCCTTCGCCAGTACGTTCTGCTTGGGCCATACCCAACAACATAATGTTGCGCTTAGCTTCAGCTTCCTGTTTTGCGCTTTGAGCCAGCGCTCCGGCTATTTTTAATCTTTCAGTATCTATTTGAAGTTGCAGATTAGTCTCTGCGGTAATATTCCCTTGGGCTCTAGCCACATTTTGAAGCTTCTCATATTGCTTAATTTTTTGAGCGCTTAATTTAGTTTCCACCGCTACTAAGTCGTTCTGTAAGGTCAATATGGTTTGAGCTGTTGAAGCTTGATCTTTATAAGAGCTGTTGATATCTGAGACTAAAGCCTGCTGCAGGGATATACCCGCGTTAACTTTTTCAGTTATTAAGGAGGACTGAAGCTCCGAGGCTTGAATCTCTAAGTTGGCAAGTGATAGCCGTTCTACTAGCTTTAATCGAGCTTCTGCGGCCCTATTAATCTGCAGCTCTTGCTCTTTTAGCAACTCCCCGGCCTTCCAGTCTACTGGTTTGAATTCTCTTAACCGTTGAAGCTCCTTTTCCACCGTCTGACGTTCCTGCAATAAAGTATTTATTTCTTTACTAGTCTGGGCAGAAGTTATTTCTGCTTGATTCATGTTAGCTAATACAGGACTAATAGAACCATACAGCTGCTGCGTTTCTGTTAGAAGCTTGACTCTTTCATCGAGAGTTTTATTTTGAGCGTCTAAGCCCATTTTTGCTTCCGAGGCCGCAGCTTTGTCTAGTCGTACTACTTTTTCTAGGGTAGATAGCCTCTTAGCCTGCGCGGCATCAAGCTTACCTTGCACAGCTAAATTAGCTAACTGTAGTTGTGTTAAAGCATCGTATGCGGCCAATAACTCTTTTATTTTTGCAGGGTCCGCCTCATCTCTAACTTTACTAGCTAAAGTTTGGAGCCCTGATACACCTCGGAGCTCTTCTGCAGAAACACCACTAATACCTGAAACTTCCAGACTTCTGGATACCATACTAGCTCTACTACTTAGTAGTTGAGCTATCTGACTTTGTTGGGTTCTTAAAGCCTCTGATTCTTTTGAAGCTATTGCTTCTTCGCGCTGAATACGTGCAGCTTCCGAAGCCCTAGTTTGTCCGCCGACTAGCCCTTCACCAACGTTTATTAAACGTAACTGGCGGTTTAACTTAGCAATAGCTGCCTCACTATTTATAGCTGCCAAGGCCATTTCTTTAGTAGAACCCGTAAGGTCGATAGTAAATGCAGTTAAAGACTTATATACATTATTCTGCTCTAATACTGCTTTCCTGGCAATAGTACCCCATTTACTAATTTCTTCCGGCTTTAGATCTCCAGCCTTTTCAAGGGCTGCAATAGCAAGCTCAACGTTTTCTAGACCTTCGCGTGCTTCTTGTAAATTTTTTGGAATCGGTAAATTAGTAAAAGAAGATAGCTCTGTCGTAAAACTCTTTAAAAATTCTACTGCAGCGTCTGAATCCGCTAAAGTTCCTAAATACCCTTGTATAACTGCCGATTGTGCTTTCGTTAATTCTGTTTGTGGAATTAATTTATTTACGTAATCTTTAGTTACTGTACTAAGTGTTTTTACAGAGTCTTTTACTTGGGAGATATTTGCAGCTACGCTGGCGGACTCCTTTCCTAGCTGCTCTAACTCGTATTCTAGCTTACGTAGCTCTTTACGACCCTCTGGAGTTTTTAAGGCATTTTCAACAAGCTCTTCTAGGGGCATACTAAGGGCCCTGCGTTGAGCTGTGGACCCTCCTTGTTCAAACATTAATCGGGCCAATGGTTGACGAACTTGATTAGAGTCTAATTTACCCTGCGAGACTAAAGTTTCTAGTGTTTTGCCGAACCCCTTAGAAAACTTCTCCCCTACACTATCAATTAGAGGTAAAAGCTCCTTAAACCACTCTAAAACTTTGTCCCCTCCAGTGGCTTTATTAACAAAATTATCATACTCCAAAGATAGCTCTCTAATGGCCGAAGTAGTTTCCGAAATTAGCTTTAAGTTACCCAGCTTGAAGTCTAGTACTTCATTGAAGTTAGCGGCAGTACGTAGTTTTTCTCCACTAGTAGCAAGGGATTTAACATTGGTGTCTACGCCTTCAAAAGCTTTACCCACCTTTTCACTAGCATCTGTGAATACATTAAAGGCTCTGCCTAGGCTATATATTGTGCCCCCTAACATTGCCAGAGTGGCAGTTACTGCAGCTGCAGGCCCCATAAACGCTAACAGGCCTGTGGCTCCTGCCTTAAGCGCTCCGCCTACAGCTCGTGCAGAACCTGCAATACCTATGCCGACGCCACGTAAAGCCCCTCCACCCATTTGCTTATTTTGGTCCCTTAATTCTTTGGTAACTAATTGCTCCCGTTTATAAGCATCTATAATGGCACGAACGTACTGGTGCTTCATCTGTAGCTGTGTAACATGCAACGCGTTTTGTTCTCGCATTAAGCTAACTGTTGCTATATTTTCTTGAATCCTAGCCTTTGCAGCTAGCTCCTCTACATTTGCTAGCTTAGTTAATCCACCTTCTAGTGCTTGGACCATTCGGAGCTCGGCGCCTAGAGAGGCGAGTAAAGCAGACTTTTCCCCTCTGGTCTTCTCACTAGTGCGCGGGTCTGCAATTATTCTTTGAGCATTTTTCTGTGCTTTAATTATTGCCGCTTCATACTGCTTGCGTAAATCTTCTGTGTCGATAGACAGCTTTACGGGGCCCTTCCCTGAGCTCGTTTCGATATCTAAAGCTAAAGAATCTTTTAGTCTTTTGCCTAAATCAGCGGCTTGTTTTACAAGCTTAGTCTGGTCTGCAGAACTAATAAACTTGAAGGCAGTTGTTTGCTCGAAAGCTTTCCCAATATCCTTATTAGCCTGTTTCATTCTAGCAGCCGCCGCTTCAGCAGCCGCTGCGGCAGCTTCAAATCTTTGCTCCGCCTTTGGCAGTAAGTCCGGCATAGCCATTTTTGCTAATTTAGCAATTAAGAGACCTACAGCAGCTATTAGGGCGGTAGGGCTTTGAGCTAGTATATTTACTATTGGGCCTAATACTTGATTAAGTAGACCTAACCCATCTTGCTGCAATTCTTTAATAGAAGCTAATAGCTTGGTATAGGGGTTAGCAGATATTTGTGCTGCGTCAGCAAACTTACGGTTACCTTGCTCAATAACAGCATTCGCAAAGGCCTGCTGTTTCTCGAATATGGTTAAACTTAGTGCACTTTTATTTAGTGAACGAGCATACTCTTGCACTGCGTCGTCTACTCTAACCATAATGCCTAGTTCGTCTAGTAATTCGGGCTCTAGTTTAATTGCACCTTTAAATACTCTTTGCATAGAGTCATTTAGGTCACGACCTAATGCTTTGGATGCACCAGTTGCAGCTAATGTAAGATCCTGCATTTGCTTACTAGTAAGACCGGCACTAGCACCCATAGCCGAAAATTGTAGGGCGGATTCAGTATCTATAGCTTGGCCCGTAATATTTTTTAGCTCGTTTGCTACATTGCGTAGGCTAACGCCATATCTAGCGGATAAAGCATCCGCCGATTTCAGCATATTAGAAATATCAGCTGCTCGCTGTAAAGCTCCAAAAGCCGCCGTTACAGCGTAAATATTAGCCGCAAAGGTAGCGTAAACGTGTACTAAACCACCTAAGCCCTGCGCTTGTCTAGCGAAATCTCGCTCGGACCCCCTTCCTCCAGCGCCTGTAGCACCTCTGCCGAGACCACCACCTGCTCCCCCAGAAACGCCAAGAGCCGCATCTGCGGCTCTTGATCCAGTTCTGGTAGCAGATTTTTGAGCCTTGTTTAACTCTTTATTAAACTCTTTGGCCTGAGCAGTTTGCTCTTTTAGGTTGGAATTAACATCAACCCTTACTATTTTGTCTGCTGCCATCTTTTCTCTTCCTATTAATTTCTTCTCGCTCTATGGAGTCTATTATAATAAGTAGTTTCATAATCTCCTGTTTGGGACTGGTCCCTAGTAACTTCATTATACTGGGGGCCTGCTCTAGAAACTTACCATAATAAACACCATTAAAGGAATCGAAGTTTGCAGGTAGTATACTATATACATGATAAGCTTGCTCTACCTCTACAGGCATATCTTGGAGTTCGATGGGCATTTCAGACTCAATAGGCTCGCTACCTAGCTCTTCGCAAAGGTCTAGGTAGCGTTCCTTGGTCATACCTAATTCTCTATTTTGTATATAGTTTTGTAGCTGTTCACTTAAGCTGGTGAACTGTACTTCGTAAAATTTGCTAAGTCACCAGTTACTTCTGTAATAAACCCGTCTACTTCGCTAGAATTCTTAAGTAACACTAATGCGTTTTCTTCATTGTACTCTAGCTCAGCCTCTAGATCTTGTACACCACTTAGGTCTACTAACATTAGTTCTTGTAAGAACTTAAATTTTAGACCAGTCCAGCCCTTAACAACCGCACTGACATAACTCTTTAAGAATAGTTCCTCATCTAGTTCGTCAATAGGTTGGCGCGAACGCTTATCAAACTTGGTAACAGTACAACGTTTACGAATTTTAATAATCTCTTCTCTGGACAAAAAAGCAACTTGTAGCTTAAAGCCCTCGTACCCTGGGTAGTCGATTTCAACGACTTTTTGAGGAGTTAGCAGAGATTGTAAAGAAATAGACATTTTTTAATTCACCTTTTAGTATGGTTGGGGGCTGTTAAGCCCCCGGTTTAGGTTAAGCAACCATTACAGGGTTATACGTAATAGTTAAGTTATTATTAGCTTCAATATCAAAGGCGCCTGAACTAGAGGCTTGAGCATTGAAGTTAATAGTAGTTGAGATAATATCAGCTACTTCTACTGATGGGATTTGTAACATAGTAAAGGGCATATCAAATTTAACATTTGGATACCCTGCTGTTGTTCCACCCACATTAATAGCTAAGCGGTATTTTGGCTCAGGATCGCTCTCGGACGAAGTTAATACATCCTGCAATAGTTGAGCGGACTCATTGGTACCAGTCTTTAAATACGCAGTAATATTACCACTAATAGATCTAGATCCCGTGTAATAACCAATTGGCCTATCTACATACCCAAGAATATCGGGCGTAACATACTCAATATTATTTGTATAGGTTAATGAGCCACCAGTAATGGGAATTGTATAGGTAGTACCATTACTAAATCCGCTAGCTAGTTCGATGGAGCTTAACTTATTTGTAATAAAGGTCTTATCGTAATTAGCAGTGCTTGGGGTAAGCGGAAATGCCGTAGCCGTTGTAGGAGTAACTGGACCAGTAGTCACACGCTTAAGTCTTGTACCCATACCAGACCAAGTTACAGAAGCAATGCCAGTTAAATCGAAATTAATTTCTGCTTGGTTAATAGCACAGCTTTCAATAACATAAATAGCTGTATCTACTACAAAAACTAATCCGAAAGTTGCTAATTGGTGCACATCTGAGCCAGTAGTATTAATACTAGCTGAAGATGTGCCGGCAGTAAAGTTGGTAAGAGAGCTTGACATTAAGGCAGACCATAGTCGACCCTCTGGAGCGTTTGCTGTAGTACCAGCATCATATGGTCGTAAATAAGTAGAAAAACTCCAGTCTACTGGATTTAAGCTATCATTGAAGGTACGCTGCCCACGCTTTGGTGTAGGTCCAGCTTCCATCATTTCTACAGTTGTAGCATTGGTAGTTTGCGAGAAACTCCAATCATTAAGAATCAAAATTTCATTAGTATTAGCGGCTGTAAAAACCGGGCTAGCTACACTAACATCATTTGTTGTAATAAATACTTTTGCTTTACGGCTTAAGTTAACTGCCATAAGTGTCTCCTCAATTTCTTTCTATTGGATACCTTACCTGTAGTAAGATTTCACCAATTCCATAGGGATCTAGTAACCCCTCATCTGTTGTTATACTAGTAATTAGAATTTCTGTGGTTACTGTGTTATTGCTAACATCCACTACTAAATTCTCATTATTAGTAATGACTGTTTCTATGTCCCCTATTAGGTTTTCTAGCTTTTCGGCTGAGTCTTCACCGTAGGTATACAACTTAAGGGATACATTTAAGATACCCCAAGAAAAAGAACTGGGGAGGTACTCTCGTGTTTCCATGCCAGGCACAACACACACAAACGGAAAGTCTCGGACTTCATCCCAGAATTTTAGCTTGCTAATGACGTTTTTTGTATATAAGTTGGACTTATATGGGCTAACACCATTTATTACTTGTAAAGCCTTGGTAAGGGCTTTAGCTACTGCTATACGTCTACTCATGTTTTTACCTCTATAATTTTTTCTTACTATAGCTTGCAACTAGTATACTATATAGGAAATAAATTTTCAACTAAGTTTTTACTAGATAAATTGAGTACGTATTTGAGCTTTTACTAGCGGAGTTAGAACCTCTCTAACGGATTTGTCTAGTAATAGTCGTGGGTCGTAGCCTTTATGCCCTTGCTTAAACCCTGGTTCAAATGTTTGATATGGATACTTCATGTAAGTTAGAAATGCAGTTATTTCATCTTGCCGTGTTTGCTGTAGTCTGACTAGCTCAACAGACTCTGCGAATCTTCCGGTCTGGAATTGAAGGTGCGGCCTACGCATATTATCAGCCACTGCTTCGTTTAGTAAGGCTCGTAATATGTTCTCTAGCTTAAATAGAGAAGTAAACTGTCCCTTTAAGTTTCTTAGCCTTGGCTCAGGCTGTTTCAGCTTTAGTCTAGGTATAGCAGGTACTTTATTTCGTACTGTAGTACCTTTTATAGTATGGGTAGTTTTCTTGGAGGAAATCTTAGGTGCTTTTTTACCTGTAATCGGCTCCGTAACTTTACTAATAATTAGCTCTTTAGGGCTGGCCGAGCCTTTTAGGTCTACCCAATCGGTTTCGCCATAGAGCATACGAGATATATTGGCTAATTCATCCCGCTGACTGCCTGAAAGTAGTAGGCCCGCCCCTTTTAGTATACCCGACTTTATCCCTGCACTAATATTGCCTTTTATACCGTTGTCAAAAGCTACTTCAAAAGACACCCCAGTAGGCGTCTCCTTTTTTTGCATACTCGCCTTAGGTGAAGCTGTTAGGTGTATTTCGATAGGTGCCCCGCCTTTTTTCCATTCCTTTAAAACTTGGGCAGTAATACTTCTATTTTGCTTTGATACGCCAGGCCCTAATATATCGTCTAATACTGTTAGGTCGTCCACCCTTTGTAGTAAGTTTGTGCTATGGTCGAATATATTTATAAAAGCATCTAAAAGCTTTCTGTCTGCGTCTGTTAAACTCTTATTACGGGACTTATACCTGATGAGTTTATTGAGTTGGGCTTTTGCTTGTATAGTAGCTATACTCTCATTATGACCTACTTGCAGTACCTTATGTAGCTCTATTTTATTACCGTTTTCGTCTACATAAGGTATATCTACTACGTTGCCAAAGTCATCTGTTGTAGTCTTTCCGCTCTTTAAAAAGTAGGTAGTTCTAGATCCGCCTGCTGTAGTTGTTACGGTGCCTTGTATTCCACTTCTAGCTCTAGCTTTTAAAATATCATTGAAAGTTAGGTTACCCCTACCCATTAAACTAGATAGGTTACCTTCCAACTCCTTAGCGAACGCTTCAGTGATTTTACTAGGTATATTATATAGCTGAGCTGCCCTGGATATAGCTGTTTTAATTTGGTTTACATCTTGTGTTAGAGTATGCACAGCGCGGCTTTGAGCCGCCGACCTTGAGTGTAGTGTAGTTTTTGAGTATTCTTTTAGTATTTTGCCTAAGTAAGCCCTTGTAGCCGCGGTACTCATTACAGCACCCTATAGAGATCCAGTACTCGCTTAATATGTGGAGGTAAATCTGAGCTAGTAACATACTCTACTACTACATTACCGTTAGACTTCCTAGTAGTACTTTCGCCCCTATAATAATAGTCCACTAGGTCTAGTACAGCCAGCTTTAGATCTTCTGGTAAACTTTTATATCCGGCAGTATAGGTAACTCTATAAGCATTAGTACCTACAAAGTCCCCGAGTACCTGTACTGCATCATTCTGGTTATCCAATGCGTAGTTCTCTGTTGCTGTATAAGTTTTGCCATAATCTTGGCTTATTTCAACAGAAATAATCTCTTGGATTGGAAACTCCCTGGTAAATAGTTGTCCGGGGGTGTTAAAGTACTGTACTAAAGGGGTAAACGTTTGAGTGCTTCTATCATATGAGTCTATGAAACTTCTAGCACAGTAGGTTTTTACAAACTCACTAACACGCTTAATAATAGGCTCTAATCTATCGTCCTTGTCAGTACTGGAAATAGACGTATAGGTTTTGTATTCGTCTAGTGTAATTAGGGGTTTTAACATACCTAAGTGTCCTTTTATTTTATATAGCCTATAGGGCAATTTCTTTTGGGATACAGAATAGCACAGGAGGGGCCAACCTACGAAAATAGGTTGGCCCTATACTGATTGTGATATTATTTTTTACAACTAATATCTAATGGATTTTCTTGACAATAGATAATCCACCCAACCGGAGGTATAGTTCCCTCTGTGGCTACGAAAGGCTCTGGTTGTTCGTCAAAGATTCTTTGTATTAGTGTCTGTTGCTTGGTTTCATGTGGAGGTTGATAATACTTGTTTTGTATACTACAGGAAGCCAGCATCAAACAGCAGAAAATAACAATTAAGAAACTTTGTACCATTTTTTGCCCTGCTGAATCTTATCCCATTTATAGTTTAAAGACTGACGAGTTTTTGGTTCTCGGTGATTATTATCCAATACATAATCACCTTTATCAGTTGTGACAACTAATACGGCATGGTATTCTCCGAAAGGGGTCCAGCAGGTAGCCAGTCTAAGGTACTTTACGTCATACCCAAGATCAAGAAGCTTTTGTCGCTTTGCTAGAGCATAATCTTCACAATCGCCTTCTAAAATAGCTGGTGTCCAGTGCTCAGGTTTTTGGTAAAGATCAATATCCCGTTTATACTTAACAGATTCGTTAATTTCTTTATTTACTTGATAAGCAACTTTATAAGGTATCATGATTCTTTTTCTGCGTGAATTTGAATCCAAGACGCTGCAGGTGGAGCAACAGCAAATTTAACGGTTTCTTTAAACCCGTCATACAGTGAACTAATACACGACTAAAGATCGTGTATCTTCGTCCGTCCCTATGCCAACCAGGACTGGAGTCTTGGACCTCTCGGTTTTACTAGCATATTTCTCTAGACGCATGGTAATTACAAATTCCCGGTCGGCTGTTCCATCCGACCAAAACTGGTCCAGTAGCTGCTCATAGC